GAGTACTTGCGGGGGAAGCTGATAGGGAAGGCCGTGCGGGTGAAGCTGCGGTATAAGTATTATGAAATGAAGAACGGAGTACGGGATTTTAATCTAGTTACCCCGGCAGAATTTAAGAACTTTAACGAAGTATTGGGCTGGTGCGGGAAAGCCGTAGACAGTCTGGCAGACCGACTGGTATTCCGGGGCTTTGCTGGCGACAATTTCGATATGTACAGCATTTACCAGATGAACAGCGCTGATGTGCTTTTCGACAGTGCAATTCTTTCGGCGCTGATTTCCTCGTGCTGTTTTATCTATATTTCAGCGGATGAAGACGGGTATCCACGGCTGCAAGTGATAGACGGCGGGAACGCCACCGGGGTAATTGACCCCATCACCGGGCTGCTGAGTGAGGGCTATGCCGTGCTGGAACGGGACAAGCACAAGAATCCGACGCTGGAAGCCTACTTCCTGCCCGGGCGGACGGAGTACTTCCCCGTGGGCGGCGAGCCGTATGTGGTAACGAACAAAGCACCCTACCCGCTGCTGGTGCCCATTGTCCACCGCCCGGATGCCGTGCGGCCCTTTGGCCACAGCCGTATTAGCCGCGCTTGCATGGGGATTATGCAGAGCGCCCTGCGGACGCTAAAACGCTCGGAAATCAGCGCGGAGTTTTACAGCTTCCCCCAGAAATACGTGCTGGGAACTTCCGCCGACGCGGAGCCGCTGGAAAAATGGAAGGCGACCATCAGCAGCTTCCTGGAGTTTACGAAGGACGACGAAGGCGACAAGCCGACAATGGGTCAGTTTACCCAGCAAAGCATGAGTCCGTACACCGAGCAGCTGCGCACCTTTGCGGCGCTGTTCGCCGGTGAAACCGGGCTGACCCTGGACGACCTGGGCTTTGTGACAGAGAACCCCTCCAGCGCGGAGGCAATTAAGGCCAGCCACGAGAATTTGCGGCTGACGGCGCGGAAGGCACAGCGCACCTTTGGCAGCGGCTTCCTGAACGCTGGGTACCTGGCCGCGTGCGTGCGGGACAATTACCCTTATCTGCGCAAGCAGGTGTATTTGACTAAGCCCCAGTGGGAGCCGGTATTCGAGCCGGACGCCGCTATGCTGGCGGGCATCGGGGACGCGGTGGGCAAGGTCAACACCGCCATTCCGGGATATTTCACAGCCGAAAACTTACGAGGCTTAACCGGGATTGAGGGGAAGTAAGCTATGGCCGAAGATATAACCCCCGCCCTGCTGGAGGCAATTCGCGCGGACTTTAACGTAGCTCTGGCAGAGATAGAAGCCGAAGCCGCCACATGGCCGCAAGCTTATGACTACGCGTCGAAAGTCGGGAAAGCGTTGACCAAGGCGCTGCAAAAAAATTTTACAAGCGCCACGCTGCCGAATGGCCAATGCTACTGGAATATTGCCGACCGGGTGCTGCGGCCAATGCTGGAACAGGACTATTCCCTTGTGGCGGAGGTTGCCGCTAACGTACAGCAGCAGCTCAACGCGGCGGCCGGGTTAGGGCTGAAAGCCCAGACCGCTGTGATGGATGATGACCGCGTGGACGGCATTTTGAACCTGGCGGCCAGCGCCGAGGACTACGACACAGTGGCGGGCCAGGTGAGCAGCGCTGTCGAAAATTTCAGCTTGCACACCGTAGACGATACAATCGAGCGAAATGCGGAGTTTCAGTACAGCACAGGTCTGAAACCGAAGATTGTGCGCAAGGCCGCCCGCGGCTGCTGCCGATGGTGCAGCGCCCTGGCGGGCACATACACCTACCCAGATACGCCGAAAGACGTTTACCGAAGGCATGAGAATTGTAATTGCACCGTGGAGTATGACCCGGACGATGGCAGAAGGCAAAATGTTCACACAAAGCAATGGACATCGGCGGACGCGACAGCTCAGCGGGAGAAAGTGCAGCAGAATCTCCGAAAAGCAGGCTTGCGACAGCAGGCTCAAAGTGATACAATAAAGAAAACGAAGTACGCGCCATCACCGCAGCGGAATTTTAGCGGCATACAAGTCACGTCTAAGAAATATGCGCAACTGTGCGGCACTATGAATACGCAATACCCGAACTTGAGGCCAGAGGATGGGGCGAGAGTTATTCGCGATTCCCAATATCTCTACCGTGTTGTGGCGGATGGGTACGGCGGCGCGATAATTAAGAGCCGCACTAAGTTGAAATGAGGAATTTACTATGAGCGTGCATGATGAATACTTAACGCTAATAGAAAAACGTTTTGCCGAACTTGCAAAACGCAGTTATGAAGATGAAATGAATTATTTGTGGTTAAAAAACGCGCCGGAGCAATACGTAGTAGAGGCGTCAATGCTGTCCTATGCAAAAAAGCACCCGGAGGCTACTTCTACCGAGTTATGCGCCTATTTTGATTCAATAGCACCGGATGGCCTTGCCCCCGGAGACGATGGCGCGGACTTGTGAACAGGAATTGACTGCAAATATCGTCACAACAGAAGCGCAAACCCCACAAAGAACACGATGCAAAACGCACCGTGTTCTTTTTTACGCCCATTTTTATAACTTGCCCCCCGTGTGCGCTCCCCCATGGGGGCGCATTTTGTTATGATGGGGGCAACACCGAGCGGAAAGAGGGTAGGGAATGTGCAGACAAGTCGGCAGATGAAACTGGAAGATTATGACGGATTCGTGGAAAAGTTCAAGCCGAAGAAGACGACGGACGACTGCATGACGCCCCCGACCATTTACGAAATTGTGAAGGATTACGTGTGCCAGCGGTGGAACGTTGACCCGGAGAAAATCGTGCGTCCGTTCTGGCCTGGTGGGGACTACGAGGCGTTCGACTATCCGGACGATGCCGTGGTGGTAGACAATCCGCCATTTTCCATCCTGGCAGCAATCAAACGGTTTTATTTGCAAAATCAGATTCAGTTCTTCCTATTCGCGCCGTCCTTAACCATATTCTCCGGCGGCGATACAAAGGACGTAAATCATATTATCTGTGACTGCTCGATTGTGTACGAAAACGGCGCAGAAATAAAAACCTCATTCGTCACCAGCTTCGGCCTGCCGAACATACTGGAATCCAGCCCGGAGCTGACGGAACGCATCAATGCAGAATCGAAGAAGCTGAGGCGGCAGAAGGTGAAAGAGCTGCCGAAATACAGTTATCCATACGAAGTCGTTACCGCTGCAATGGTGCAGAAGTACAGCCAGTACGGGATAGCCTACGCCATGCAGCGGGACGAATGCGCATTCATTCGAGAGCTGGACGCCCAGGCTGCTGCCGGAAAATCCATTTTCGGCGGTGCGCTGCTGCTATCTGAACGTGCCGCTGCTGAACGTGCCGCTGCTGAACGCGCTGTCGCTGAACGCACTGCCGTTGAACGTGCCGCCGCTAAACGTGCCGTCGCTACGCGCTGGGAACTATCCGAAAGAGAAAGGTACGCCGTGGCGGTATTGTCCAGGAAAACAGAGAGGAAGCCCAAGGAACCGACAGAGGGGTGACACCAAGCCATGGAGCCAAGGACGGGCAGACAAACCCCTACCCGGTCGGTGATTTTGCCATATACAAAAACCCAGGGCGCGGACGCAATCGCGTCGTATGCCAAGACAGGGCGGAAGGCTCAGCAATGGCAGGAGCTGCTCATCTATGATATGCTGGCCGTCAATGAGGACGGGCTGTGGGTGCATACGAAATTCGGCTACTCCGTGCCCAGGCGGAACGGAAAAAACGAAGTAGTGGCTATCCGGGAACTGTACGCCCTACAAAACGGCTGCACGGTGCTGCACACAGCGCACCGAACCACCACCAGCCACGCGGCATGGGAAAGGCTGTGTAAGCTGCTGGACGCCGCGGGCATCGAATACGACAGCCTGCGGGCGGCTGGTCGGGAGAATATAAGGCTGAGCGGCGGCGGACGAGTGGAATTCCGCACCCGTTCCAGCAAGGGCGGCTTGGGCGAGGGTTTTGACTTGCTGGTGATTGACGAGGCCCAGGAATACCAGGACGCGGAGGAAAGCGCCCTGAAATATGTGGTTTCCGACAGCAAGAACCCGCAAACCGTATTCTGCGGTACGCCGCCGACGCCCACCAGCAGCGGCACGGTGTTCCTGAAGCTCCGCAACCGCACGCTGCAGGGGGAAACCCGGAACACGGCATGGTCGGAGTGGAGCGTGGAGCGCATGACCGACGTCCACGACGTAAACGCCTGGTACGAGACAAACCCCAGCATGGGCACGATTTTGGACGAACGCAAGGTGGCGGACGAAATCGGCACCGACGAGGTGGATTTCAATATCCAGCGCTTGGGGCTATGGCTGGAATACAACCAGAAAAGCGCCATCAGTGAAAACGACTGGAAGGCCGTGCAGCTGGACAAGCTGCCGGAGCTGAAAGGTAAGCTGTTTGTGGGCATCAAGTACGGCCAGGGCGGGGAACACGTGGCTATGAGCATTGCCGCGCACACGAAGGACGGGAAAATCCTAGTGGAGTGCATCGACTGCCGCCCGGTACGAGCCGGAAACGGCTGGATTCTGGATTTTTTGACCAAGGCGGACGTGGCGGCGGTGGCAATAGACGGAGCCAACGGCCAGCAGCTCCTAGCGGAGGGCATGAAGAAAGCACATTTGGGCGCTCCGCTGCTGCCGACGGTGAAGCAGATTATCACAGCCAACGCGGCATTCACCCAGGGGCTATTTTCTAAGGAAATTTGCCACATGGGACAGCCGGGGTTGGCCGCTGTGGTGACGAACTGCGAAAAGCGGGCAATCGGCACCGGGGGCGGCTACGGCTACCGGGCGCAGCTGGACGACGCCCAAATTGAGCTGATGGACAGCGCAATCCTGGCCTACTGGCAATGCTCCCAGAGCAAGGAAAAGAAGAAGCAAAGGGTTAGCTACTGACAGGGGGAACCCTGATGTAGATAAATTTTACCGATACCACCGGGTAAAGTGGGGAAAGGAGCCATTATGGCAGACGAATTCAAGCCGATTGAAACCCAGGAGCAGCTAAACGCGATTATCGGCGAGCGCATCAAGCGAGAGCGGGAGCAAGCCGCCGGAAATCGGGCGGAGCTGGAAAACAAGGTGGCGGACTACGAAAAGCAGATTTCCGCCCTGACGAACCAGGCGCAGGAAAGCGCCAAGAAGTACGCGGGGTATGACAAGGCCCTGACAGAGCTGCAAACCAAGGTGAAGGGCTACGAGACCGCCTCGGTAAAAACGAGAATTGCCCATGAGCTTGGCTTGCCGTATGAGATGGCGGAGCGCCTGCGAGGGGAAAGCGAAGCGGATATTCGCACCGATGCAGAGGCATTCCAAAAGGCCCTGGGCGGAGTCAACCACAGCGCGCCGCTGAGAAACACCGAGGAACCGGGCGGCGGCGGTAAGGACGCAGCGAAAAAAGCCGAACTAAAAGGCATGCTGCAAGATTTGAGAGGAGAATAAACATTTATGGCAACCAACAAGACCACAGCGGGGAGCCTGTTCCCCGCGCAACTCGTAAGCGAGGTATATAGCAAGGTACAGGGACACTCCAGCCTGGTGAAGCTGGCAAAGCAGATTCCCATTCCCTTTAGCGGTACGGACATTTTCACCTTCAATCTGGACGGCGAAGTCTCGATTGTGGGCGAGGGCGGCAACAAACCGGCGGGCAGTGCCGTGGTAAGCACGGTGAGCGTGGCTCCGGTGAAGGTGGTGTACCAGCACCGGGTGAGCGATGAGTTCATGAGAGCCAGTGAGGAAAGGGCGGTGGACATGCTCAGCACCTTCACAGATGGCTTTGCAAAGAAGATTGCAACCGCCATCGACATCATGGCTATGCACGGCCTGAACCCCTACGACTTGACGGCCAGCACCAAGATTGGCACCAATCACCTGGACACTGTCCAAGAAATCGTGTACACCAGCGGCAAGCCCGAGGACGCATTGAACAGCGCCATCGCTGCCATTGGCGAGGGAGAATTGACCGGCTACGCACTGAGTCGCACGTTTGCGGCGTATCTGGGCAGCTACAAGGAAAGCGGCGTAAGCCAGTACCCGGAATTTAAGCTGGGCGGCAATCCCGGCAGCTTGGTGGGCACGGCCTGTGACGTGAACAGCACCGTGAACAAGGGCAACGCAAAGGATTTGGCATTTGTGGGCGACTTTGCCAATGCTTTCCGCTGGGGCTACAGCGACCAGATTCCCATGGAAGTGATTCAGTACGGCGACCCGGACGGCCAGGGCGACCTGAAGCGCACCAATGAAGTGGTACTCCGGGCGGAGGCTTGGATTGGCTGGGGCATTCTGGACCCTGCGGCATTTGCCCGCATTGTGACCGAAAAGACCGCTACCACCTAATAGTGGCTGTAACAAAGAGGGGGGATAAGCTGTGAACTATGCAACCATTTCCGATGTAGTGAACCTGTGGCGGGCTTTGGAGCCGGAGGAGCAGACCCGGGCGGCGGCACTGCTGGAGGTTGTCTCCGCGTCCCTCCGCACTGAGGCGGCCAAGGTTGGCAAGGACTTGGATGCCATGGTCACGGCCAATCCCGACCTTGCACAGGTGGCCAAGAGCGTGACTGTGGATGTGGTGGCCAGGTGCCTCATGACATCTACGGACGCGGAGCCTATGTCGCAAATGAGCGAGACAGCGGGGAGCCTGACGG